ACCCGTTATGTATGTTGGCACTTCAGGTCATTTGGCGAGCCAAGCTGGATGCTCAAAAAGGCATGAAAGACGCTATAGAATGGTTTGGCAGTCAAGATTATCATTGGTATTTAGATTTTATATCGGTGCATCTTGGGTGCAATTTGCCCCATGATTTTGTGCCTAATTTTGGAGAGGATTAAATGTTTGTTAAAAATAAAGATGGTGATTTTGTCAACCTGGAGACAGGATTGATAATTATAAATTACAGTAACGGTCATATCGAAGTTGAAATAAAAAATACAATTTTAACTTTGTATGAAGGGGACAACGTGCAACGGCAAGCCTACATGGACGAATTGGAAAAAGAATTAGCGGCCTTCGGAAAGATGATCCGGATTGAAGTTTAGTTGTGTTGGGGTAGTGGGTGTGGTATAATGAAGGGACAAGTTAATAGTTATACGCTTATGGTGTTTGGCAGCACTAAGAGGGCGCAAAAACATTTTGTGTAAGTAATTAAGGACTCTTTCCTTGAACGCTGGCTTTTTGGTATTCTTACCCTCTTTAGGACTGCCAATTAAGCCAAAAAGTCAGCGTTTACGGAAAGAGTTTTTTTATTTCTAAAGCAGCAATTGCAGCTAAAACATAAGAGTTTTTTATTATGTCCAGACCATGTAAACGGTGTGGTGGTACTGAAAGATATAAAGATGGTCATTGTGTTAATTGTCGCCGTGCAGATTCCCTCGATTTTGATAGAGCAAACCCAGAAAAGGCAAACCAAAGAAAGCGTACATGGGTTAGCAAGAATCCAGACTATAAGCCACCAAAACATAATAGAAATCCAGAAAATAACAGGGAAAGAGCAAAACGTTGGGCCAAGAATAACCCAGACAGGGTAAGGGAAAATGCAAGGAAATGGCGATTAAACAATCCTGACAAAGAAAGAGTAAAGCAACAACGCAGACGATCAAGGATCAATAATGCCGATGGAGATCATACTGCGGAGGAATGGAGAGGGGTAATAAACAAACAGAATAGGCAATGTTTAGCATGTGGGGGAAAAGAAAAACTGACAGTTGACCACATTGTGCCATTATCAATGGGTGGTACAAATAATATAGCTAATATACAAGGTTTATGCCTTTCATGTAATAGTAAGAAGGGAACTAAAACTAAAGATTATCGCAAAAGCTAGCAAGACCACAGATAACAAGGATTTTTTTATTCAAGGATAATTCAATGACCCCACTAGACACAGCATTACAATGGCAGCAAGAGGGAATTAGCACAATCCCTATTCGTTACAGAAGCAAAAGACCGCTGTTCGCTTGGAAAAAGTACCAGACACAATTACCCACTGAAACAGAAATAAAAGAATGGTTTAAGAGCCGATTTGTAAATGTAGCAGTTATTACCGGGTTTAAAGGATTGTCCATCATTGATTTTGACAATCAAGCCATTTGGGAACTGTGGCAATCATGGATTAACTTGAAAATGCCTGAATTATTACGCAAAACATACAGGGTTGGAACTCGCAGAGGCCAGCATGTCTACCTGTTTTTAGAGAATCCTCCAGACAAAACACTTTCGATAAAAGATGACCAAAACAATACCCTAATTGATATAAAAGCAGCCGGAGGCTATTGCTTGGCTCCAAATTCCATCCATCCATCGGGACATCAATATGCTGGATTTAATAAGCCATCCGGCATTATGACAGTTGAATCATTGGAATGCGTACTACCTAAAAGCCTGCTAGAAAAAGCGTTAAAAGAAGTTGAAATACCCTGTATGGTGGGGGGTAATAATGCCAAAATAGACCCCTGGCAAATTACACCAGACATGCAAATCGAAAATCCTATTCAGTGGATAAAACAAAATCGCTCAATTCTTGAATTTTTCCCCAATGCGCAGCCAAGTGGCGCCAATCGTTGGTATACAGTTCTTTGTCCATTTCACAACGACAATCAAGCAAGCGGCTGGCTTGATGTACGACGTAATCGGTTTGGTTGTCAAGCTGGATGTGTGGGAAGTGGGATTGACCTTATTGATTTTTATGCATTACTGAAAAATATTAGTAGAAAAGAATCAGTAAGGGAGCTGGCTAAATAATATGTCAATCCAAAGCATCATACAGGGTATCCCGCAAAATGGTGACGATGTAGCAAAAGCATCATATTTATTTGACAATAAAACAATAATGAAGGGGCAAGCACTAAAAGACAATGAATTACCTGTAGTTGATGTTGCATTAAGACCATATTATACGGCAAGCCAAATCCGCACATGGATTAGCCAAGTAAAAAAACAAAAAAAGCAACAAAGTGCATCTTCTGCCAGCATATTAACCCATATTGAGATTGCAAAAAAATACTTGCTAAATCATCCTGATGATACCCTGTATGCCAGGTCAGATTATCACAGATACGAAAATGGTAAATGGTGTATTTGGCCCGAGTTAGAATTTTTAAGCGATTTAGGAAACCTGTTAGAACAGTTGGAAAAAGCAGATGGCTATGCTTTTACACATGGTCAGCAAAAAAGCATAGCTGAAATGGTAAAGCAGCGAGTAGTTATAGATGACAAGTTGCTAGACATGAATCCTACTTTAATCAATATGAAAAATGGTACTTTTTGCATTGAGCAACAGAAACTTTTACCACATGACCCGACAGATTATATTACTACTCAATTACCTTTCGATTATGATCCTTATGCCATCTGCCCAACATGGGTATGGTATCTCAGAACTTCATTAGTTGAACCTGGGCCTAATGTATTTGGCAAATGGGATCATGATGAAAAGCTAATTGATTTCATTCAAGAAGCCATTGGATATTCACTCACAGCCGATATGAGTCATCACAAAATGTTTTGGTGTTTAGGTGAGGGTTCCAATGGCAAAGGCGTATTGTTTCACATTCTGCAAGAATTGGGTGGGAGTGCGGCCACTGCTTTTAATTTGGATATGCTCAATCAAAATTACAACACTTATCATCTGGCGGAATTGGCCGGTAAACGGCTTATTTACTGCACAGAAGTCAAACGTGATTTTGACTTTTCAGGTGATGCTATGCTTAAAGCGGTTACAGGTGGCGACAATATCCAGGTAAGGCGCATTAGAGAACAGCCATTTGTTTTGAATAGTATCGGTAAAGTTTGGATTAGCCTTAACGATTTTCCACATGTAAAAGATACTTCATACGGTTTTTGGCGGCGTGTATCAATAATTCCTTTCAATCGTGTCTTTAATGAAAATGAAGCTGACACCGATTTAAAAGACAAATTGATAGAGGAATTGCCCGGTATTTTTAATTGGGCTATGGCCGGATTGCAACGGCTGTACAAAAATGAAGGGTTTACGCAGTCACGCCAAGTTACCGAATTCACAGCAAAATACAAGCTGGAATCAAATACAGTTGCTATGTTTGTGGAAGATGAATGCACAGTTAATCCAAACGATGATCAATGTTTTACAACGATTATGCCACTATACACAGCTTATAAAAAATGGGCTAATGATAGTGGTTACAAGCCATTCAGCCGGAAAAACTTTAAACGTGAAATTGAGCGACTTGGATTTAAAGAGGAACGGAAAATGAATGCAAGAGCTATTATGGGAATCAAAGAACCTGACACAGGACCATTCGCATGACCATATATGGCGGTACTGAATCCATGACAGAAATTTTTCAGTTTTGTCATATTTTAGGGTGTTTTTGTCATGGTTTTGTCATTTCAAGCCTTATTGATATTTTGTATCAAAAAAATGTCACCAAAATGTCACTAAAACGTTACCAAGTAAAAAACGGTAAAAAGTAGACATAACTACTAAAAAGAGGTGATTCTATGACAAAAACAGCGTTTTATGACAAAAACATGACAAAAATAAAATCATTTTGTCATGGGTTTTTCGTGATAGTAATGTACATTTTAGTCGAGTATAAATATTTAACAAATGTCTTATGACAGAAATGACAGAAATTTCCTATATACGTATGAGGAACGATTTAAACATTGCTTTTTTTCAATGTTTATAAATTCTCATATAAAATTATATAGAAAAAACTGTCATTTTTGTCATCAGCTAAAAATAGCAGGGTAAAACACACCCATATATAGAGGATGCAAAATGAGAGAAATTGAATTTAGAGCATGGGATAAAATAGCAGGAATAATGGTTTGTCCTGTAGTGGCGTATAGTGATCATGTTGGCTTTTCAGATAGCATAAAAGAAAAATTTTACACTGAAAATGATGACCATCTTGAATGTGGCGATGATTGGTACTGGCTATTTGATTATGAGCTAATGCAGTATACAGGGTTGAGGGATGCGAATGGAGATAAGATTTTTGAAGGTGATTTAATGCAAGACAGTATTGGACTGGTTGGTGAGGTGTCTTTTAAAAATGGTGCATTTGGTGTTGTGCTTTCCGGTAATTCGTTTTGGGATTTTAATAATTCAATTGATCCATTTAATAGAGTTATTGGAAATATTTATCTGAATCCAAAATTATTGAACCCGGTATGAGCGACAATACAGGGTAAAAGGAAAATGAAATGAGCAAGAAAGTTTATATTTTTTCAAATGGCACTCAGTTTTCTGACTGGCAGGCGTCAAATTGTGCACGGTGTACAAAATCTGCTTCAATGCCGGAAAATGAAGATATTTTCCCTCTACTGTGTGAAATTGAGAGCGCATTGTATGATGCAGATTTTGATAATGGAATGGTCACTGAAGAAATAATGAATCGTAGTGGCTATGAATCTGGTAGGTATGTTTGGTGTTGCAACGAAGTAGATTGGACAGAGGAATGGAAAAATGAATACAGCAATAGAAACAATCAATCTGGTGGTTGAATATGGTGTGAAACAGGCAGCCCACATACAGGGTGTAACGCCATATGCAATCAGGAAACAAATAAGAAATTTTGAGAATCAAATGGGCATTACAATCTTTTCACCTTATGACTACAATCGCGTAATGTGGCAGGGAAGGCAATATTTAAAAAATGAAAATATTGATAGCGTGTGAATTTAGCGGAATAGTAAGGGAGGCTTTTGGAGCAAAAGGTCATGATGCTTGGTCATGTGACTTACTACCGACTGAGCAACCAGGGCAACACATACAGGATAATGTATTGGATATTTTGAATGATGGATGGAATATGATGATAGCATTTCCGCCATGTACCTATTTAAGCAATGCTGGCATAGCTCATTTTAATGTTTTAAAATATGGGCAAAAAGCGATTGATAGATGGTATAAGCGGATTGAAGCATTTGAATTTTTCATGAAATTGGTTAATGCACCAATTGACAAAATAGCTGTAGAAAATCCTGTTGGATTTGCAAATACGGCATATCGCAAGCCCAACCAAACAATTCATCCATATTATTTTGGCGAACGGCAAATGAAGCGTACTTGTTTGTGGCTTAAGAATCTGCCTAATCTCTGGTATTGGATGGAAAGTGATTTGTTTGGTAATAAAACAGCTAGTGAAAAACCTGAGCCTATTTTTTTTGATAGTACCAATAGAAAGAAAGCCAGGTACTTTACCGATGCTGTTATTGGCTATTCAAATAATCACGGTCACAAGCGTAGTAAAACGTTTGATTCTATTGCAGGGGCAATGTCAGATCAATGGGGATAGTTGATTAAACCCTGTATTTTGTGGTAAAGTGAAGCTATGAAAGTGAAAATTGGAGCTAATTTTTATGTCCGATAATAGCCGTCAGTGGAGTGCAGGCCAATTAGAATATATGGCATGGTCCGCGTTGTCACGTGGGGAGAGACGGCCGGCTAAAGAATCAGAAATAGCGGCTAAAATTGGCGTAGATGACCGGACATTACGTCGATGGAAGCAACTACCGGGTTTTTGGGATGGTGTCAGAAATGAAGCTAGGGCAAACTTAAGAAGCTCAATCGGCCGTATTTATGATGCTCTTATTAAAGAAGCTGAAGCGGGTAGTTATCAGCATGTTAAATTGGCCTTAGAAATGTTGGGTGAGCATACTGATAAAGTTCAGCATATTACATGGCGTGATAGGGTAATCAAGCTTATTCAAAGCGGTATGGCTGATTTTGAAATGGTAAGTGCTGATTTGGGCGATGAATTAGCTAGAGAACTTTTTGATGCTGCTAATGTGAAATTGTAATGGGTATACTAAGTTATTTATCACCTGATGAAAGGTTAGAATATCAAGCGGAAAAACTCGAAAAAAAATTAGCACTTCGTCGTAATGTTGCCGATTTTGCTGATCCTGTTGAATGGATACAAGAAAACTTCTACATACCAGAAATTAACGCGCCAATGAAACTATACCCTAGCCAGATTGAACCACTAAAAGAAGCATTAAAAATCGACACCAATACAGGGTTATTTGATTATAGTACTATTTGTTGGTCAAGTATTAAAAAAAGTGCCAAAAGTTCGATAGCTGCTTCAGTGGGAATGTGGTTTGCTTTTCAAAATCCCTGGTCACAAGTGCGAATTGTGGCTAATAGTCTTAAGCAGGCTTACAGCCGGTCTTATTATTATTGCACCCGTGCAATTGCACTTAATCCAAAATGGCGTAATACAATAAAAGTTACTGGCAATACAATAAAGCTGCCTAATGGTTCTACTATTACGGCCGTTCCGCTTAATCCAGATACAGAAGCTGGTGGGGGTGATGACTTTGTGATGTATACTGAGATTTGGGCATGGCGACATGAGGCAGCTTTGCGGATGTGGTCAGAAACAACATTAACGCCGTTGCTTTACGGGAAGTCTTTAAGGTGGGCGGAGGGGTATTGTGGGTATTTGGGGGCAAGTCCTGTATTGGAAGACCTTTACCAACATGGTGTAAAAGAAGGTCGCCTAATCAATGAAAAATATGAGATGTATCGAAATGAAGCCGGCCGTCTTTTTTGTTTGTGGCAAACTAAACCTCATCTTCCCTGGCAAACTAAAGAATATTATGAGCAAGAAGCGGCAACACTTACACCCAATGAATTTAATCGACTGCATAGAAATCAATGGGGAACGTCGGTAGATACCTTCGTACCTCCTGAATGGTGGCATAGTTGCAAAGCCAATATGCCGGAACTAAAGCCAAAAGAGACAATTGTTTTAGCGATGGATGCGGGGGTAAGTGACGATTCATTTGCCCTTACAGGTGTGCGCAAATGGGGCGCTGATGGTGTTGACGTGGCTTACAGCCGCCGTTGGTTGCCTCCACAGGGTGGTAAAATCAGCTTTACGAATCCAGACAACCCAGGCGACC